ACATACGTACTGCTCTTGGCAACCAACCCGGTAGCAGAGTCAATCTGCCCCGAGCCAGAGTTGTACAGCGCCCGCAGGGTCATATCTACACGTGGGGTAGTGCCGTTGTAGTTGGTTGAGTTGGTAAACGTCAGATCGGGGATTACGCGCCAGACAAACCCAAGTTGTGGCCGTCGCCAATATCAAACTCAGACGACGAGATGTACGCATTGATGGCGTTGTCTGTGCCGTCCGTGTTGTCGTTCAGTCCATTCTCGTGATAGACCAAGCGCCCTGTTTGCGTGTCGGGATCATAGGTAGATGCCACCGGGTACGACAGCAAACCAGAGTCCAGCCACGCGGAACGGTCCAGCGTGCCATAGAACCAAATCTTTTCAAGATAGTTGTACACAACGTACTTGTCGATCTGGTTTGAGTTAGCCGAGCAGTAGAACCACCAGACCTCGTTGAAGCCCTCATTGGTTCCAGCGTAAACCTCACCGCGTTGCGACTGATTGAAGTCGGTAAACACATACCGGCGCAAGTCGCAGTTCAGCGTCTGTATACGACCATCGTATGCGTAGAACTTGTCCACGCCCATCCAGAACACAATACCGGACGCAATGATCGCCGCATTCGGTCCCGCGATGGAGATGTTGTCACCCAGCAGTTGCGATCCCCACACCACCGGAGGGCCAAGATATTGCAACGAGTACACCGACGCATCAGTAAACACCACGATTTCTTGGCGGGTCTGCACTGCCGTAATGATTTCTGAGCCGTGAGACAGGCGCACATCGCCCGCTTGATTTGTATCGTCAGGAGTCCATTGCAGCACGTTATCTTGGCCCGACCAGCGAATAAGCATGGGGTCTAGCGTTGCGGAGCCGTAGTCATTGCAGCCCATTGCAAACACAAAACGGTTGGTGTCGGACACAAAGATCACGTTCTGCACCGTAGGCACGTCGACCAGCAGCGAGATAGAGAATGTGCCGCTGCCCGCACCAGAGACATTAACAACTGCCCCCGCGCTATCTAGCAATTCAGCCGTCAGGCCCGCTACGTTGAACAAATAGTACGTAGTCGCTGCGCTGATGCCCGTCGGCAGTGTGCCCCCGCTGGATACAGAAAACTGCACCGCTGTGCCTTCAGATAGTTCGTTAGTTAGCGTCACAACAGTCGGGCTGGCTACGGTAAACGTCACCGTGCCGCCAAGCGTGTTAAGCAGCACGCCTCGATTAAACGTGTAGCCGCTGGGTTGCCAGTAGTACATGCCGCCGCCACGGGGGCCGAACACCAAATTCTGCCCGTAGTTCATCTGGCTCCACAGGCGCAACGACGCTGTACCCGCTGACTGTCCCCACGGATTAGCGCCCCACGCACCCGCACCCCAGCCAACCACAGGGAGCGTGTAAGCAGGGCCAACAGGAATCTCATACGCCGCCACCACAGCCGAACCGCCCGTCGCCCCTGCTGGGATTGCGCTTGTTACCGTAATTGAATATGAGTTGGCGTTGATGTAGGTTATTTGAAAATTGCCGTTGAGCAGCGAAGCATACGCACCCGTCACCCCGCTGAACGTCACGAAATCGCCGGTTGCGGCACCGTGTGCTGTGTGGGACACCGTTACGGTAGTCGTTCCGTTTCCAGTAAATGGGTCAGTGCCAAGTGTGGTTGTGGTTCGCAGCGGAGTGACATCGTAAAAATCCCCACCCTGCTGGATGTAGAACTTCAAATTTGTGCCGACGCCAATCAGGTTCTGACTGGTGAGCGTCACCCAGTTCCACAACGACCGGCAAACACCCTTGAAGGTGTTTAAAGACAGCGGTTGCCAGCCCCCAATAATCTCGGGGTTGCCTTGGCGAAAGCGCACTTTGTCGCACTCATACCAGCCGCCCTCGGTGGTGTAGCGCGTGTTTTCCCGGTTGACTCCGGGTTTGAACAAGACCTTCTGGAGTGGCACGATTTACCTCATCAGTACGGCTTCTGCTTGGCGTCTTTTTACCAAGCCGGGGAGTATCCGTCCACCCGCTTTATTCCACTTGACGATTTCTTGAACAGCGCCGTCCCAATCTTTCTCGTTGATTCGGCGGCGTAGTGTGCTGCTGCGGTATCGCCCCACCCCAAGATTGTAGGCAAAATCAGTAATTGCGCCTAGTGCCCGAGGGTTGGAAATTAACCCCGGAGATGCCCGCAAAACCCCCGGTAGATAGCTTCGGGTTAATTCGGAAATCAGCCACTCCTCGGCTTTTTGCTTGGTGATGGGTGGATCGTCTAATTTAACCTGAGTTCCGTCAGGCTTCCAGACGGTGCCGTAGCCAATCGTGGGGTATCCGGCGGGGCATAGGTAGGGCTTGAGCCGTAGTCCCTCAAATGATCGGCACAGAGATGCGGCAATCTCTACCGCTTCATCTATGGGATCGGTCATACACTCGACCAACGAACCAGAAGGAGATGATCATGAACATGATCGTCACATCGTCCTGCCCCCACAGTTGCAGGATGACTTCTTTCCAATCTCCTCCTTGTCCTACTGCAAGAAGATACCCCGCTACCTTAACGGCAAAATACGCTCCCACAAATGCGTAGGTGATGATCGGCCTAACCAGAGCAGAGATTGCAGCAACCCATTTTCCTGCTGCTCGGGCGGTCTGGCTTTGTTCTTTGAAGGCTTCTTTCATCGCATCCATCTCGGCCATCGTCATGGATGCTTCGACCTGTCGCATGGTAATTTCGCCACGGATTCGGGCAAACTCCATCTCGGCCTGAAGTAATGCAAGCTCATGCTTGCGCTCGTTTACCCGGTCAAACAACTTGAACACTTCCGGGGCCAGCCGGAGAAGGCCACCGAATACGCCGCCAAGAAGAGTCTCAAACATGTTTACCTCGCCAGCATGTACAGGCCCACATTACTAAACGCATATCCTGCATAAACGATAGCCATGTACATGTTTCCTTTTGTGATCTGCTCCGCCGCGACCACTGCATAGGCTATGCCAACAGCAACAATGAGCCATGCGCTCATGGTTCACCGTACAACTTTCCACGGAAATAGCAACCTCCGTTATCCCGCACGGCAGCAAATTCGGGGTACAGCAGCATGCCTTCACGCCAAGTCAACACCGCAAATCCACTTTGCCAATTAAATCCCGGCTTTCCTTGGCGATAATTAAACTCGTTCTGCCACTCGTCTGCAAGCATCCCGGTTTTGATCCCGTAGTGGGTGTTTTTGAAGCCCCTGTGGGCCTTGGCACTGAGTTCATGCGTATGGCCGGTAACAGTGTGGCAGCCGCCTTTGATTACGTCATTCCATCCCGAATGTATCCCGTTGTGCCAGTCATGGATCACCACGCAGTCGTCGTTGATGTCTATTCGCAAAGCATCGTGCCAGTGGGGAAGATGATCTCTGAGAAGGAACCCCTGCACACCCTCAAACTCGGGTACTTGGGCACTTAATCTTGTTTCAAAACGAGAGCAATGATTGCCATATGTTCGTAAAAGTAGGCATCCGGCGGGGCGCACTTTCTCTATATCTCCCAGCCGATCTTTCACTGCCTCAAGTTCTTGCTTGATTGTTGGCGCTTTTTCCCAGCGGATTCGTGCGTGTCTGGATGCCATTCCCGCGTCCAAAATATCCCCGTTCAGGATGACCGCCTTTACCTGTGTGCCCAAGTCAACCATCAGGTTGCACAGTGCTTTGTGGGCAATGGGTATATATCCGGGGCTGTAGTGTGCATCCGACCCAACCAGAATGACACCCTCTTCTATGGATATACGGTGTACATCCCTGCGGGTGGCTAGCACCACCTCGATTTCTGCGGCCTTGTATGTGGATGCTTTATGAGACACACTTGGCAGCAGGATGCCTTTTTTTGCCAGTCTTTCTCTACGCTCGTAAACTGCCCTGATGGAGACTCCAAGCTGCCTTGCCACCTCTGTGGGGCTTGGGGTTTTTTGCCAGATATTGATAAATTGCTCTTGGTCAACAACTGGCTGTACCATTTTATTTCCCCAACAACTTTTCTAGGACGTTGATAATTCGGTGTTCAGCCGCCGCCAGCGTTTCGGCGTTTTGCGGGTTGGCTTGTGCCGCTGCTATGAGGTCGTACAGGAATACATGTAAACACTCGTGGAGTGCTGTGTGCTTCAGCAATGAGTCAGTAATCTCATCCCCGCCGAAGTCTCCCAGACGGTAGGTCGCAAGCCGTGCTGTGGAGTCAATCGACACATCGGCCATAGCGCCCTTGGCGGCTTTTTTCTTGCCGCGCTCGATCCGCCAATCAACTAGGTTCAGAACCGTCTGCCAGTGTTTTATGTAGACGTTGAACCGCTCAATCTGTTCAAAGTTCGGCACGTTTTGGGATTTCATGCGACCTCCGGCGTGCCGTTATACAGCAAGTGGTTGACGGGTATGG